TAGGTATAGTTATAGCAATAAAGTGAAACAAGGATTTGGTAGATTCAAGGAGATATTTTTATATTCTGACTCAGAACCAAACGAAGTTTTAATTGGAATATTGCATGCAGTTGTACTTCCATTTGCTATGTTTGAGATGGGAGAGCCATCTCTATTTCTTCAAATACTTGCTTCTCTTGTGGGTCAGTTTCAGTTATATGCAGTTTGGAATTTAATACGAGTAACAAGAGAAGAGTATGGAAAATATATTTAAAAAATTAAAAAATATATGGTTAAGGAGTGATAGTCAGCCAACTGAGATTACATTAGCATTGGCAAATTTAACTATGATTAATACGAGTAACAAAAGAAGAGTATGGAAAATCTATTTAAAAAATTAAAAAACATATGGTTAAGAAGTGATAGTCAGCCAACTGAGATTACATTAGCATTGGCAAATTTAACTATGACTCATGTTTGTGTTGGACTTGAATTAGGAGGATTACATATTTTTAGAATTGTTATCTTTGTAGCAGGGTTATACCAATTGTATTGCGTGTCTAAAGAAGACTTAAACTGTAGAGTAAAATCATCAGTTATAACCTTTAGCGTTTTTGCAATTACAACCATTATGTATATGATTCATATTGGATTCCCTACCCCAACCCACTACGGTTGGTTTGTTTTAACTTTTGCTTCATTTGGAAGTATGAGAAGATTGATAACGGAGAAGATACATAGATTAAATAAAAATGGATAATATTACGCAGATAATTATAACCGTTGTAACTGTAGCAGGTTCTGCCGGAATATGGAAGTTTTTAGAAGCTAGGTTAAAAGCAAAAGCAGATAATAGAAAAATAAACTACCAAAATAATGATGGCGTGCAATATAGAGATGACTTAAAAAATAGGGTAAGAAACTTAGAGGCATTGCTTGCCACATCAAGTGAAGAAAAAGATGAGCTTAGAGAGCAGGTGTTAAAGTTAACAGAAGAAGTATCTGCACTTAGAATTAAGGTTGAGTTCTTAGAAAGAGAGAATGATAGACTTAAAAACAAATGAGAAAGATAGATAAGATTATTATTCATTGCACAGCTACCCCTGAAGGTAGAGATGTTTCAGTAGGAGAAGTAAGACAATGGCACTTAGCTCAGGGTTGGTCGGATGTTGGATACCATTATGTCATAACATTAAACGGTACGGTTGAAGTGGGTAGACCTGAATCAAAGGTAGGTGCTCACGTTAAGGGTATGAACAAGCATAGCATCGGAATCGCATATGCGGGAGGAATGGACAAATCATTTAAGAATCCAAAAGATACAAGAACTCACGAACAGAAAGAAGCTCTCATATGGCTTGTAGATGAGTTAAAGAAAAGATATCCGGGAAGCACCGTTCACGGTCACAATGAATTTACGACTTACAAGGCTTGCCCAAGTTTTGATGTGTCTAAGGAAGGATATTAAAATATGAAAGAAGTATTAAAAAAAATATTTGGAGCAGACAATGTAGCCGAACAAGTAGGAGGACTTGTAGATAGATTTGTTAGAACTAAAGACGAAAAGGCTCAGTTTGAAAAAGAGCTTACACAGATATTTATTGATGCTGAAAAAACAATGCAAGAAAACGTAACAGAACGTTGGAAAGCAGATATGGTATCTCAAGGGTCTTGGCTTTCCAAGAATGTTAGACCACTAGTTTTATTGTTTTTAGTCGTGTCTACTGTACTAATGGTTTTTGTTGATGCGGGTTTTATTGCATTTAATGTAAAAGAAAATTGGGTTGATTTACTTCAGATAGTTTTAATAACAGTAATCTCTGCATATTTTGGTGGAAGGTCTTTTGAAAAAGTTAAAAATAAAAATTCGTAACTTTGTAGAAAATTAAATTAAATTACAATGAAATTAACCAAAGAAGAGTTACAGTCTATAAACGACTTAAACAAAGAGTTTACCCAAATGAAAGTGCAGCTTGGGGAAATTGAAATCCAAAAAGCTAACATGATACAAAGTGTTAATGTGCTTCGAGGAAAGTTTGCACAAGAAGAACAAAAGTTAATTAAAAAATACGGAGAAGATTCTGTTATAAACTTACAAACAGGAGAAGTATCAAAAAATAAAAAGTAAAAATTATGGCATTAGTACCAAGCAACGCACAGTTTAGAGCAGACACCACAGGTGTTAGTATAGTTGAAAAAGGCTCAGCACAAACAAACGCAAGAGCTGCTATTTTCACAATGGCAGATATTGCACAAAGCACTCAGCCAACAACAAACAATACAGTTTATGGATTAGATGCATTTCAGAATAATGTTTCAAGTGAGAATAGTATTGCAATAGGATACCAAGCATTTAACGGTCCGAGTACAGGAGATTATAATATTGCATTAGGATGGCAATCTTTACAATCAAATACATCAGGTACTGAGAACATTGCAATTGGTGTTAATACATTAAGATATAACACCACAGGGGATTTTAATGTTGCTGTTGGAACATCTGCACTATCAATAAGTTCTACAGGAGTTAAAAATGTTGCAATAGGAAAAGAAGCATTAAAACTTAATTCAGGTGGAGATGGTGGTACTGCAATTGGGTTTGAATCTTTAAAAAATAGCACGGGTGATTTTAACACAGGAATTGGATATCAAGCCTTAGTAAGCAATACTTCAGGAAATAATAACAATGCTGTGGGTGTTGTAGCGTTAAACAACAACACTACGGGTGTTCAAAATAATGCGGTTGGTGTTGTTGCAGGATATTCTAACTCTACAGGAAGTAATAATACATCAATGGGTCACGGAGCTAATTATTTTAATGCAAGTGGTTCAGATAACGCTATGTTTGGATATAGAGCATCAGCAACTATGAGTAGTGGTAGTAGGAATACAGCTATAGGTGCATACTCAACTGAAGGTTCTGCTTCAGGAGATGACAATACACTAGTAGGTTACGAAACAAATCACGCAAATAATAATGCTTGCGTAATTTTAGGTAGAGGAGCTACAGCAACAGCGAGCAATCAGTTTGTGGTGGGTTCAGCTTCATATAATGCAGGAGCAGTAACAACAGCAGCAGCAGCTCAGACAAAAACTTGGGATGTAATTATAAATGGAGTAGCAGAAAAAATATTATTAGCATAAAATGAAAAATTATACTTGGACAGTAAGTAGTCTATATACAGTAGACACAGAATCAGAAACAGACTACGTTGTAAATGCAGTTTATGAAGTTGTAGGTACAGAAGAAGTAGATGGAGTAGCATACACATCATCAATTAAAGATACAGCAAAATTTGAGGTTGTATCAGGAGATGACTTTGTTCCATATGCAGACCTTACAAATGACACAGTAGTTGAATGGATAAAAAGCGAACTAGGTGAACTAGGAGTAGAGGGTTATGAAAACGCTGTAGGTGGAATGATTGATAGTCAGGTAACACCTCCAACAGTTCCAACAAACACAGCTTTACCTTGGTAATATATGGAAGATAAAATTCAAACAATAGTAAATGCAATAGACCTAGCAATCCAAAAGGGATGTTATAGTTTAAATGATGCAGCAGCAGTAATTGATGCACTAAGAGAAGTATTTCCAAAAGAAGAAAAATAATGGCAATAATAAGTTCATACCCCATAGATGGTTCGGTAAGTTTAACAGATAAACTTATAGGAACTGACGTAGAAGATTCAAATGCAACTAAGAACTATACTATATCAAGTATATTAGCACTAAAGCAGATTGCTCTTACTAATGTGTTGACAGCAGTAGATACCACAAATCAAGAACCTAGTGGATTAGATTCTCCACTTCAGGTAACATTTGGAGCTGCACAAGGAACAGCTACTGACCCTGTTATGCTAGATGCTCTTGGAAATATTACTTTTAATCAAGGTGGGCTTTACTTATTTAATGGGTACGGTAACTTTGAAAGACAAGGTTCTTCAGGTGGAGTTGCTGTAACTTTATTCAGAGCATTAATAAATGGAGTTCAATCAGGACCTACCAAAGGAGTTGAACTTTCAGGAACAGGAATTATGTTCCCTTATGAATTGACTTTACCTATACAAGTTAGTGCAGGAGATGTTCTTACTTGGGAAGTTCTAAGAGATAGTTCAGGGGTGGACGCAGGAGGACTGTATATCCATACTAATGGTGGACCTTGGTCAAATGTTCCATCAGCAGATGTAAATATCTACAAAATAGGCTAATAAGCACATAGACATTTTTTTAATTATCTTTGTCATAAATTTAATTAAAACAAATGGACATTAGAAAAATTTCAATAGGTCCTGATTATAAGGAGGGAGCTATGCACTATCTTGTTGGTCAAGAAGTATTAGGTTCTAACTACACTATTCATTTAATCAAGCATTACGAAGATTCTGATTCCATTAAAATATATATTGAAAAGAATGATGAGGTTGTTTCGTGGAAAGAGTTTACAAACACCATGCCTATATCTATTGAGTACAATATAAACTTTTAAAATGAAATCTATTTATCAATTTATTGTAGAACCTAAAAACAATAGGAGATACGACAATATAAAAAACATAGGAGGTATTGATTTTATAACTAGTACCTCAGAAGAAGATGTATCTGTTTCAAATAGACAAGCAACGGTTATAGAAACTCCTTTAAATTATTGTGGACCCATAGAGAAAGGAGATACTTTGCTAGTTCACCATAATGTTTTTAAGTTTTACAACGATATGAAAGGCAGAAGAAAAAGTGGTAAAAGTTTTTTAAAAGAAAATACTTTCTTCTTAGACCCTGACCAATTTTTTGCTTACAAGAAAAACAATCAATGGTACGGATACGATAGATATTGTTTTGTGAAACCTGTTCCATTAAATAAAAGCTATATATTTAAACCATTAACAAAAGAACCGTTAATGGGAGAAATGGTAATCGTAAATGATTATCTAAAACAAAAAGGAATAAGCAAAGGAGATGTCGTGTGTTACAAACCTTTTCAAGAATATGAGTTTAATGTAGATGGAGATATATTATATAGAATGTATGACCACTCAATAACTTTACAACTATGAGCACCAAAGACATTAAATTAAAAATAATAGACGCAGGTCACCAAGCGGTAGAACAACTAATAAAAGTTGCTAAAGAAAAAATTATTAAGCCTGACCCGGAGGATGACCTTGCTGCTGATAGATTAAAGAATGCTGCAGCAACAAAAAAATTAGCAATATTTGATGCGTTTGAAATACTAAAACGTATTGAAGAAGAAAAAGAGGCACTTGAACAAACAGGTGCTAATGCTAAGGTAGATACAAAACAAGGGTTTGCAGAAAGAAGGTCTAAATAACGAACTATATAAAGTACTCAATGACTTTGTACCAAAGAGTGTGTTGTCTAAAAAGAACAAGCACAAGTCTTGGTTGTATGGCTATAATGATAAATATGACATAGTTGTTATATCTAAGACAGGTGAAATAGGAGATGTAATAAGTATATCAGGTCTAAAGATTGCACTACCCAAAGCACCAAATAGGTGTCCTGCAAGACACCCTGATAAAAAACAACAGTATTGGGAAAGACTTGATTTACCAAAACAACTCTCTAAAATTCAATCTATATTTCAATGGAATGAGATGCCTTCTGATTTTAAAAGCAGATGGGTTGATTATATAGAGCAAGAGTTTGACAATAGAGAAGAGGGGTATTGGTTCATGAATAATGGAGTGCCTACTTATATAACAGGTGCACATTATATGTATCTACAGTGGACCAATATTGATGTTGGATACCCGGACTATCGTGAAGCAAATAGATTGCTGTATATTTTTTGGGAGGCTTGTAAGGCAGACAAAAGAAGTTTTGGAATGATATATCTTAAGATAAGGCGTTCAGGTTTTTCGTTTATGTCATCATCAGAATGCGTAAACACAGGGACACTTGCTAAAGATTCAAGGGTTGGTATATTATCTAAAACAGGTTCGGACGCTAAGAAGATGTTTACTGACAAGGTTGTACCTATAAACAGTAGGCTACCTTTCTTTTTCAAACCTATTATGGATGGTATGGACAAGCCGAAGACAGAGCTTGCTTATCGTGTTCCTGCATCTAAGATTACAAAAAAGAATATGTACGATTCTGATGATGAAGAGATTCAGGGGTTAGATACAACAATAGATTGGAAGAACACAGACGATAACAGCTATGATGGTGAGAAGTTATTATTATTAGTACACGATGAGAGTGGGAAGTGGTTAAAGCCTAATAACATATTAAATAATTGGCGAGTAACAAAAACCTGTTTACGATTAGGTAGCAAGATTATAGGTAAGTGCATGATGGGTTCTACATCTAATGCACTAAATAAAGGTGGTGATAGTTTTAAGCAACTATATTATGATTCTGATGTAACCAATAGAAACTCAAACGGTCAGACTAAGAGTGGACTATACTCATTGTTTATTCCTATGGAGTGGAATATGGAAGGTTTTATTGATAGGTATGGTAACCCTGTATTGGAAACACCTCCTGTTGAAGTACTAGGAATTGACAATGAAATGATTTCTATGGGAGCTATTAACTATTGGGAGAATGAAGTTGAGTCATTAAAGAATGATGCGGATGCGTTAAATGAATATTACAGGCAGTTTCCTAGAACAGAGTCACACGCATTTAGAGATGAAAGCAAACAGTCCTTATTTAATCTAACAAAAATATACCAACAAATAGATTATAACGATGGTATGATTACAGACCAATATGTAACACGTGGTTCGTTTAGTTGGAAAGATGGAATAAAAGACACAAAAGTTTTATTTAATCCTGACAAAAGAGGTAGATTTCTAATTACATGGGTGCCTAGTAAAAACCTTCAGAACAACATTGTTTCTAAAAGAGGAACCAACTATCCGGGTAATGAACATATAGGAGCATTCGGATGCGATTCATATGATATATCAGGTACAGTTGGAGGTGTAGGGTCTAATGGAGCATTACATGGACTTACTAAGTTTAATATGGAGGAAGCTCCTAGTAATGAGTTTTTTTTAGAGTATATTGCAAGACCGCAGACCGCAGAGATATTTTTTGAAGATGTATTAATGGCTTGTGTATTTTATGGTATGCCAATACTTATAGAGAACAACAAACCACGTTTACTATATCATTTTAAGAATAGAGGATACAGGGGGTTTTGTATGAATAGACCTGACAAAGTTTTTACACGACTGTCAAAAACAGAGCGTGAACTAGGAGGTATACCTAATAGTAGTGAGGATGTTAAGCAGGCACACGCAGCAGCGATTGAGTCATACATAGAAAAACACGTTGGGTTTAAAGATGAAGAAGGAGACATGAACATGATGCCATTTAACAGAACGCTTGAAGATTGGGCGAGGTTTGATATAAACAATAGAACAAAGTATGATGCGTCTATTAGTTCAGGACTTGCTGTTATGGCTTGTCAAAAGCATCTATATCAGAGTGAAAAAAAAGAATCAAGAATAATCGTTAACTTTGCAAAGTACAGCAACACAGGTAACGTAAGTCAAATAATTAGATGAAAGATGTAAAAATAAACATTTCATCTGCAGGATTTCCTAGTCAATTTGTCTCGGACGCAGAAAAAGCTACTGATGAGTACGGTCTTCAAATAGGTCAAGCTATACAGTACGAGTGGTTCAGAAAAGATGGAAACAATTGCAGATATTATGACCAATGGAGAGAGTTTCACAGATTGAGATTATATGCAAGAGGTGAACAATCTATAAAAAAATATAAAAACGAATTAGCAATTGACGGTGATTTAAGCTATCTAAATTTAGATTGGACTCCCGTACCTGTTATTCCAAAGTTTGTTGACATTGTTGTTAACGGAATGGCAGATAGGTTGTTTAAAGTAAAAGCATATGCACAGGATGCTATGTCCCAAGCAAAACGTTCTAAGTATCAAGATATGATAGAAGGACAAATGGCTGCAAAGGATGTTTTACAAGTAATACAATCACAAACAGGAGTAGACCCATTTGTTATGCCATCTGAAGAGCTACCTCAAACTGACGAGGAGTTGTCTCTATATATGCAACTAAACTACAAACCTGCTATTGAGATTGCTGAAGAAGAAGCTATAAATACTATACTTGAAGAGAATCATTATCTAGACTTACGTAAACGATTTGATTATGATTTAACGGTATTAGGTATAGGTATTGCAAAGCATGAGTTTCTTCCGGGAGCAGGAGTTAAGGTATCTTACGTTGACCCTTCAAATGTTGTGTACAGCTACACAGAAGACCCTCACTTTAAAGATTGTTTTTATTGGGGTGAGATTAAAACAATGCCGATTATAGACTGCAAAAAGATTGACCCTTCTTTGACTAACGAAGACTTAGAAGAGATTTCTAAATATAGTCAATCTTGGTATGATTACTATAATGTAGCTCAGTTCTATGAGAATGATATGTTCTATAGAGATACGGTTACATTAATGTACTTTAACTATAAGACCACTAAGAAAATGGTCTATAAGAAAAAGATAATGGCAACAGGAGGCAATAAGGTTATTGAGAAGAATGACCAATTTGACCCACCTGTTGAAGTAATGGAAGAAGGAAACTTTGAGAAGTTTGAAAAAACTATAGACGTGTGGTATGACGGAGTTATGGTGATGGGTACTAATATTATTTTAAAGTGGGAACTTTCAAAGAATATGGTAAGACCTAAGTCAACAAGTCAGCACGCTTTACCTAACTATGTTGCTGTTGCACCAAGAATGTATAAAGGTGTTATAGAGTCTTTAGTAAGACGTATGATACCGTTTGCAGATTTAATTCAGATGACACACTTGAAGTTACAACAAGTTATTTCACGTGTAGTTCCTGACGGTGTATATATAGATGCTGACGGTTTAAATGAAGTTGACTTAGGAACGGGTGCAGCATACAACCCTGAAGACGCATTAAGACTATACTTCCAAACAGGTTCTGTTATTGGTAGGTCCTACACACAGGATGGTGAGTTTAATAATGCACGAGTTCCAATACAACAGCTATCATCTAACTCAGGAGCATCTAAATCTCAGATGTTAATTAGTAATTATAATTACTATTTAAATATGATTAGAACTGTAACAGGACTAAATGAAGCTAGAGATGGAAGTATGCCTGACCCGGATTCATTAGTAGGATTACAAAAACTTGCAGCTTTAAATTCAAACGTAGCTACAAGACATATACTTGATGGAAGTCTATTTATATTTAGAAGTTTGTCTGAGGCACTAACATACAGAGTTGCAGATATTCTTGAGTACGCAGATTTTAAAGATGACTTTGCTAACAAAATAGGTAAGTACAATGTAAGTATACTTAATGATATATCTGATTTATATATATATGATTTTGGCATATTTTTAGAAGTAGCTCCTGATGAAGAAGAAAGAGCACAACTAGAGCAGAATATACAAATGGCATTATCTAAGCAGGACATTAATCTTGAGGATGCTATAGATATACGTGAGATTAAAAATATAAAACTTGCTAATCAATTATTAAAATTAAAACGTAAACAAAAGCAAGACAGAGAAGAGAAACTAGCTATGCAAAAGCAGGCTATGCAGGCACAGCAACAAATGCAGTCTCAGCAAATGGCTGCACAAACAGCTATGCAGAAAATACAGTTAGAGTCTGAAGCTAAGATGCAACTCAAACAAGCAGAGATAGCATTTGAGATTGAGAAACTTAAAAACGAAGCTGAACTTAAGAGTCAGTTAATGGCTGAAGAGTTTAACTATAACCAACAGTTACACGGAATGACTGAGCAGTCGCTTCAACAAAGAGAAACTAATAGGGAAGATGCTAAGGCAAAAAGAATAAGCCAACAAAATACAGAGCAGTCTAGATTAATAGACCAACGTAAAAACAATCTACCTCCTCAAAGATTTGAGTCGAACGAAGATAGTTTAGATGGGTTTGATTTAGCTGAGTTCTCTCCAAGATAAGTAAATAAAATGAACAAAATTTTATTATTAACTTTGTAAAAATTTAATCAAATGGAAATAAAAGTAAAAGAAGTAGGTATTGTTGAACAAAAATCTACGCAAGAAATCGAGCAGGAGCTGCTTGATAAACACGAGCAGAAACAAATAGAGTCTGAAGAAACTGAAACAGCGAGTGCTGAAACAACTATTGAGACTGAGAGTGTTTCAAATGAACCTCAACAACTAAAAGAGGAAGACGTTCTTTCATTTATTAAGAATAGATATGAAAAGGAGTTTACATCAGTAGACCAACTCTTCGAACAAAAAGAAGCAAATGAAGAGTTGCCTGAGGATGTTAAAGCGTACTTTGAATATAAAAAGACTACAGGAAGAGGAATGGATGATTATGTAAAACTTAATCGAGATTTTTCTTCTATGGAGGATGACCAACTATTATCTGAATATTTAATTTCAAGCGGAGAAGCTACTGACATGGATGATGTAGATGTTCTTATGGACGACTACACATATGATGAAGAGCTTGACGATGAAAAGGATATAAAGAAAATTAAGTTGGCTAAGAAAAAAGCTATTGCTAAAGCCAAAAAGTTCTTTGACGAGCAAAAAGAAATGTACAAACAACCCCTTGAGTCAAGCACGGTTGGAATTTCTAAGGAGCAAGAAGAAGCACTTAATGATTACAAGCAATATCTAGAGTCGGCTAAAAGTAGCCAAGAGGAGTTAAAAAGAAAAAGAGATTGGTTTGTTAATAAAACCAATGAAGTATTTTCAGATTTCAAAGGTTTTGATTTCAAAGTTGGAGATACTACCTTAACTTTTAATCCGGGTGATGCAGATAAGCTAAAAGAATCTCAGTTAGATTCTTCTTTGTTTGTTCAGAAATTTATGGACAAAGAGACAGGACTGATTAGTAATGCTGAAGGGTATCACAGGGCGTTAGCCATCGCAATGAATCCTGAAAGGTTTGCTTCGTTCTTTTACGAACAAGGTAAATCAGACGCAACAGAGGACGTGACACGTAAGATGAAAAATGTCGATATGACAGAGCGTAAAACACCTCAGGTTGCACGTAGCAAGGATGGGTTGCAATTCAAGTCTATATCTGCACCAAGCAGTAGAGGCTTAAAAATTAAAAGTAAAAAATAAGTTTAAAAATTAAAAAAGAAAAAAATGGCAGGAGCATTTACAGGTCCCGGTTTTGACCTACAGCCATCCGCACAGCAGGTGCCTTTGGCAACAAACTACATAACTAACTTTGACTTCTTAAATCAGTATCTTCCTGATACTTATGAAAAAGAATTTGAGCGTTATGGCAACAGAACAATTAGTTCATTTTTAAGATTAGTAGGAGCAGAGCTTCCTTCTAATTCAGATTTAGTAAAATGGGCAGAGCAAGGTAGACTACACGTGAAGTATACACAGGTAGGTACTGCAGCTGCTTTAGCAGCTGATTCAGCAGTATTCCAAATTAACGACCCGGCTGCACCAACAGGTGTTAACACTACAGGACAAGTTCCTTTTTCAGCTCAAGGCGGTATCGCATTGAGAGAAGGACAGACTGTTGTTGTTGTACAGAATAATGGTTCAGGAGAGAATAAAGGTATCGTTACTGACGTTGACCTTAGTGTTTCTCCTATTCAGTGTACAGTTGCTTTCTATGAAGGTGGTGGTCTTGTAACTGCAGGTACAGGTCTTGCAAACTCTGACGTTACTATCTTTATATACGGTTCTGAATTTAAAAAAGGAAGTGACGGAATGGAAGGTTCTTTAGAGTCTGATGATTACATCTTTGAGAATTCTCCTATTATCATTAAAGACAAATATGCAGTATC